ACTCGACCGTTGTGCGTCAGTGGGGGTTTCGTGTTTCAAGTTATCTGTATTCATGTTAGTGAACTACCCACCCACGGCAGAGCCGATAGGTTGGGCTTCCTGCTTCATAGATTCAACTAATGTTGACATCTCCACAGGCTCTACGGACAATTCCTGCCCTGAATAATTGTTAAGAGCAAACTTTTTTATATTTTTCGCTGCTAACAAGTCTCGCTCATTAACTCGTCCACAGCTTTTGCATTCCCAAATTCTATCAGATAATGTTAGTTCTTTGTTGATTACCCCACATTCACAGGTCTTTGAACTCGGTGTAAAGCGTCCAATACGAAGTATGTTTATTCCATACCATTCAGCTTTATACTCAATCATTCGATTGAACTCTCCCCAGCTTACATCTGATATTACTTGAGAAAGACGATGATTTTTCATCATGTTTGATATACTCAAATCCTCTAAACAAATTGTTTGGTTCTCACGAATTAGTTTAGTAGATGTTTTATGTAAAAAATCTTGCCTTTGGTTTGTTATTTTTTCGTGTAACACAGCTACACGCTTATTTGCTTTTTTTCTATTAGAACTTCCTTTTTGTTTTTTAGATGCTCTACGCTGTAATACTTTAAGCCTATCTATTGAATTACGTAAAAACTTCGGATTATCAATAACTTCTCCTTCACTTGTTACTAAAAAATCCTTGATACCCAAATCAATTCCAACTGAATTTTCTTCTGTAACTTTAAGTCTTGAGGGCAAATCTTCACCTGTATCACATAGTATTGAAACAAAATATTTACCAGTTGGGGTAAATGATACCGTAGCCTGTTTAATAGTACCCACTAAATCACGATGCAAATTAATTTTGATACCCTCTTTGAATTTAGGTATAATTAATAAGTTATTCTCTACAATTACATTTTGTGGCACATTGAAGCTACCCCTATTTGACTTCTTTTTGAACTTAGGGAAACCAGCACGTCCTTTGAAGAAGTTAGAGTACGCAGTATCTAAATCAAGCAACGCTACTTGCAAAGATTGTGAATTAATCTCCTTTAGCCAATGGAGTTCTTTTTTAAGGTCAACTAACTGATTCTGTAAATCATATCTTGAAAGATTGACTTTAGAATCAAGATACGCCATTGTTTTAGTTTCCAAAGCAAGGTTATACAAAAACCTAACGCTACCACAATGCTTGTGTATCAACTCTTTTTGAGAGCTGGTAGGATAAATTCTATATTTTCTTGCTTTGTACATATATGCAAATATAACTAATTTTAATCAAACAACAAAAATAATCAAAAAATATTATATCTTTATAACGCAATTCATCCCACCCACACTTCGTGATGAATGGGATTTCTTGCTTAATTCATTTAAAATTACCGCCTATCACGAGTAAATGATGTGACTCTTTTGGAGTAAGTGCCTTTTACAATATTCCAATGACCATACAATTCAGTCCTTAATTTGTCTGCTTTCCTTAACAACTTAGGGTCTAATGACCCAGTTGAATTTTTGATTTGTTCTGAAATTTCATTGAGTTCAGAAACTTTTTTGTCTATTTCTTCATTTTTTAATACCACATTAACAATCTGCAAAGTATCTGGCAAATCGCATTTATTGCAGCATTGGAAATCATTTTCATCATCAAACTTATTTTTCATTTAAGGTATATTTTTTTAAGTTTTTAAATTGTTTTCACTCTATTTCAATCCATTTGTTTGGGTTGTATGTTGTTCCATAGTCATAGAATGTGCTTTGTGCGAGGTTACAGTTTAATGCTATGTAACCTGTTGCTCCGTTTCGATGTTTAGCTATGTTTGCAAAACATAGTCCGTCTGTGGTTATTGTTTCTCCTTTGTAAGATACTTCTTTTATGTCGTAATACTGCGGCCGGTAAAGCATGATGACAATGTCGGCATCTGCTTCTAATGAGCCTGATTCTCTAAGGTCTGAGAGTCTGGGTTCTGGGGGTGTTCGTCCTTCGACGTTTCTGTTTAGTTGTGATAGTGCTATAATAGTAACATCTAATTCTTTTGCAAGGCTTTTAAGTGCTTTTGTGATCTCTCCTAATTCCTGATCACGTGTTTGGCCTCTTGTTTTGTTAGTATTTATCAGTTGGATATAGTCAATTATTAGTAGTTTTATTTTATGATTTGCTTTCCATTCTATTGCTTTACTTCTAATGTCGGAAATGTTTGCAATGCTTTTGTCGTATATGTTTATTGGTGAATTTTTTATAATGTTTGTTGCACGTTGGATTTCCGTCAGTTCCGTATTAGAAATGTTTCCTCGCAAGGTTCTTGATATCGGAACTGATGATATTATTGATTTTAGTCTAAATTCCAATTGGTTTGAGCTCATTTCTAAAGAGATGAAGCCTATTGGTATATTTTGGTTTATTGCCAAATTTTTGGCGATATTGAGTGCCAGGGCTGTTTTTCCCATTCCGGGTCGTCCTGCAAGTATTATAAGGTCGGGGGCTATCAGGCCATTGATGACGTTATCAATGTCTGTAAGGCAAGTTGAAATGCCGTATCTTTTTATTTCGCCCGTCATTATTTTTTTTATTTGGTTAAGGTTTTCGGTTGCGATAGTTTGTATATCTGTCTCATTGTTTAGTTCTTCTTTTAGTTTTAATAGTTTTGTGCTAAAATTATTGATTTCCTCGTCAATATTATACTCGTCGGAGTATGCTTTTTCGATGGCTTGAGAGCACATGTTTATCAGTTCTCGTCTCATCCATCTTTCGATTAGTATAAGGCAGAAGTCGGCGGTTCGATGGCCTGATGCTATTCTTCTTGTTAGTGTGGCTATGTAATATTCACCTCCGATAGTTTCAAGTTTTTTCATCTCTTTCAACTTGTATGTAACTGTTAGCATATCAACATTTTTGCCTTCATTAAAGAGTGTTTTTATTGCTCGGAAGATAATTTTATGGTTATTCAGGTAAAATGTTTGTTCATCAACAAGTTGCAACATTGTTATTAATGCTTTTTTTTCGAGCATGGCTGCTCCTAACACTACTTGTTCAAGGTCTGGTGCTTGGGGTTGGATGTTATCGTATGTGTAGTTTGCTATAATCATTCGTTTCCGGTTAACCATATTTTTTCATGGTTAATTTGTTCTTGAGGTTGTAATTTAGTTTGAATGTTTGTTATTATTTCATTGTTGAATGATTTTTTTCGCAAGTATCTATGTAGGTGTAGTCGTTTAGACTTGTCTGGTGTTGCTTGAACGTATAGTGGTGCATGTTCGATAGATTTCATTCTTTCTTTGTCTGTTAATTTACCCCATTGCAAGATAGCATCTTGTTTATCTACTTTTTTGTCGTAGATATTCCAAATTTCTTCAAATGGAATATTTAGAATTTTATTTTTTGTTGTGTCAATTAGTTTTTGATAATTTTTTAAAAGAGATAGGATATGTTTGTCAATTTCATTAAGCTTATTAATAGATCTTCTGTAATCTATTCTTTTTTTCTGATAGTCAATACATATTTTTATTTTTTTCACGTCTTGGTTTGTCATATTAGATAAGGTTTGAGATGTCGTAGTTTTCGTTTTCTATTTTCAGGAAAGCGTAAATAGTATATTTTAATATTTGTTCAGTTGTTATTTCGGTTGTTATTTTCGTGTCATTATCATTTTCGATATAGGTTGTCCAGAACACGAATTTAACAGACAGGTTAAATCCTTCTTTGTTATATTTTATTGTTTTACTTTGTTCGCCTGTTTTTCTATCAAGGTTATTTAATGCTTGAAGCTCCATTAGCATGACTATTTCGTTTATTTTTTTGGTTAATTTTTTCATTAAGAAAGTTTTTATGCGGCAAAGTTAATGTGAACTACCCACCCACGCCATAGGCGATGGGTTGGGCTTCCTGCTTCTCAGACAAAGGCAACCCTTTATCTCCACAGGCTTGAAATTCTGGCGTTCCACCAGTATTGTTTTTTACAAATGCAAACCGCTTTATATTGTTGGCTGCTAACAAATCTCTATTATGTATCTCCCCACAGGATTGACAAACCCATTCTCTATCGGATAATTTTAACTCCTTGTTTACAACACCACAGGTACACATACGGCTTGACGGCTCAAATTGTCCAATCCTAAGAATATTTACACCATTCCATTTTGCTTTGTATTCAAGTATTTCATTGAATTTACCAATAGATATGTCAGAAAGTGCCTGAGCGAGTTTATGGTTCTTAATCATATTGGAAGCTTTTAGTGTTTCCAAACACAACGTATCGTGTTCGGAAACTAATTTAGCAGTAACCTTATGTAAAAAATCACTCCTCTTATTGGCAACTTTTTCATGCAGAACGGCTAATTTCATAACTGCCTTCTTCCTATTATTGGAACCCTTTACCTTTTTACTTACCCTTCTTTGTTGTTTCTTTAACCTCTTTAATGCACTTCTTAGGTGTTTTGGGTTTTGTATTTCTTCTCCGTTTGATAATACAGCAAATGTCTTAATCCCTAAATCAATGCCTATTGCTTTGTTTTCGTCAATGGTTTTTAATTTAGGTAATTCTTCATTTACTTCTACCAAAACAGATACAAAATACTTTCCTGTTGGAGTTTTACTTATGGTAACCGTTTTAGAATTACCTTCAAATCTTCTGTGTAATTTACATTTTATTGGTTTTTTGAATTTTGGTAATGATATAGTGTTTGTTTCAAAATCTACAATCCCGTTCTGTGGTACTGAAAAAGACTGCCTATTATCATGCTTGCTTTTGAATTTAGGAAACCCTTTTTTATCTCTAAAGAACTTTGTAAAAGCTTTATCAAGGTTTTCTAAACTTGCTTGAAGTGACTGACTATTCACCTCTTTCAACCAACTTGTTTTCTCGGATTTCTTTAGTACCGGTAAATCTTTTTGTATTGTAAATCTTGATAGGCTTTCTTTGGTTGTTTGGTATGCTTTTATCTTTTTATCAAGAGCGTAGTTATATATCCACCTTGAACATCCAAAATGTTTAGCTAAAAGAACTTCTTGCTCTTTCGTTGGGAAAGCTCGATATTTATACGCTCTCAAAATCATAATGCAAAGATACAACTTTATTTTTAGAATATCAAATATATCTTTCTAAAGATGCAATTCATCCAATCCACGCAAGCGATGAATTGGATTTCTTGCTAAATCTTTTTAAAAAATCACTTTTTTTTAAATTCATCAATTTCAATTGAGAGAAAATTGATAAAGTCATTAATGAAAAATAGTTTAAGTTGGTAAAAGATTTTTTTTACTCCTTTTGACTTGTTAATAATGTTAATAAGTTCTCTTTGTCTCATTTCAGCATTATGTTTTTGCCTTCGTAAATAAGAAATGTTTCCCATATTATTTTTATTTTTAAAGTTATTTAAAAAATAGGTATTTTGTTTGTTTTTAAATTTCGAGTTATGTATTTATTGATCAAGCGTGCCGTTTTAATGTTTGTCTCATTTCAGTTAAGGCCCGTTAGCGGGTTGTTTTAATTCGATTTGACACACCCTTATAGGCAAGTAAGAGAAACCTCTTACCTGCCTGATAACATTCTAATCCTCCTTTGAAAAGCGACCACGTATTGCTTGAACAGTTCCATAGCTTTTCTGTTGCCCGACGTAGAGT